AATCTAAAAACCAATGAAAAAATTCTTAATTAAAATCACTGCATATGGCTATATTACTGAATTTACAGTTATGGCTAAAGATATCCCTGAAAGTATTGAGAATGCTATCCTTGACAAACTAGGAAAAAATGATATTAATTGGGAGAAATCCGATTTTTATGATCGGAGACTTAAATGGTTGACTTTTGAGGAGGTCAAAGATGATGGACTTACAAGACCTATACAAACAAAAGAGGTCCTTGGAGTTGAACTGGGAACAGGAGCATCTCAAATCGGGTAAGTACACTCTCGATATGGTTAGGATTGACCATAAAGTTAGAGCGCTAATTGCTGACATTAAAATGAAAGAAGCAGAATTAGCACACAGCACTAACAAAATTGAAGACGCTGCCCCCAAAGTTTCAGTAGCTACTTAATAAAAAGCTACATCACGAAAATCGTATTTTCTTTACAGGCTCTCTTGCACTTCATATAAATTTGTTGTATTCTTGCAACACTATACATAAAAAATAAAATGAATATAGACGCGTATAGTCGACATGCCCCTAGGGACTATATTCAAATATTCTAGGAGGAATATTATGGCAAACACAACATTTAATGGACCGGTACGTGCGGAACAAGGATTCAAACAAGTATCCAAAAACGCTTCAACTGGTGCATTTACAGATCAACTAACTGTTGACTCAAGTGGTAACCTAGCTCAAACAGCTGGTGTTAATAACTTGATAACAGATGTAGAAAACTTAACTGCAGCTACTAAAACAGTAACAGCAGCAGATACAGGAACTACATACTTGTTAAACAGAGCGGGTGGTATCGTAGTAACTTTACCAACTGCAGCTTCTGGACTAAAATATAAATTTATCATTGGTACAACTTTCACAGGTACCTTTTCAATTGACGCTGCAGCAGCAGTGGATATTTTTACAGCTGCATCTACAATTATCATTTCTGATAAAGATGCACCTGGTACAGTTAGCTTAAAGCAGTTTCACGCTGATGGATCTGATGACGATAAAATGGTTATGGACGCTGATACAAAAGGAAGATTTGTAGGCGGTGTTATTGACTGTGTAGGTATCGCAACAGGTGGACAAGGCAGTGCAACAGCAGTATGGCAAATGAATGGCTTTACTTTCGGAGACGGAACTTTAGCAACACCATTTGCATAATAACAATTAATGTGGGGCTTCGGCCCCACAGTTTCTTAATTAAGGAGGGAAACAAATGGCAGATACAGTAACAGGACCAACTATCTTACAACAAAACGATAATAGAGTAGTTATCAAAATCGTAAATCAATCAGACGGAACAGGTGGAACTACAGTTTTTGGTGATGTCTCAGCTTTAGACGCTAGAGAAGACGGAACTGCAGTGGCTCACTTAGGACTACTTAGAGTTTGGTATTCTTGTCAAGGCGGAGATGGAGGAGACTCATACGCAAGATTAGATGAAGAAGACTCTGATGGAGATATTCCTATCATTGGTTTAACTGGTGCAGGATATTGGGACTTTAGAGAATTTGGTGGAATACCTGCAGATAAATCTAGTAACAGTAATCAAAGTGATGTTAACTTTGTAGTGCCTGGTGCCGCAGATTCTGGTAACATGTACACAGTTGTAGCAGAATTCCAGAAAATTTATTAGGAGGTAACTGATGGCCAATACAACTTCAGGCACAGTTATTTTTGATAAGGGTTTTGCAGTAGATGATATTATTGCAGAGGCATACGAGCGTATCGGATCACAAGTAACGTCTGGATATCAACTAAAAACAGCAAGACGATCTCTTAATATATTATTTCAAGAATGGGGCAATAGAGGTTTGCACTACTGGGAAGTAGCTGAAACTAATATTGACTTAATTGAAGGTCAAGCTGAATACACATTTTATAGATCAAGTGATGATGGAACCAGCTCTAGCACTAATGCATCATCTAACGTTTATGGTGTAGCAGACATTCTTGAAGCAACCATAAGAACTAATAGAACTGCAACAACACAAGCTGATTCTGCTTTAACAAAAATAGATAGATCAACTTATTCTGCATTGGCAAATAAATTAACTAAAGGAACGCCAGCACAATATTTTGTTCAAAGATTTATAGATAAAACAACTTTAACTGTTTATCCAACAGCAGACTCTACTAATGCATCTAAAGACTTACACTTTTATTATGTAAAAAGAATTCAAGATGCAGATTCAACTTATACAGATGCAACAGACATACCATACAGATTTGTACCATGTATGGCTTCAGGATTAGCTTTTTATTTAGCACAAAAATTTAATCCACAATTAGTACAACAAATGAAATTATATTATGAAGACGAGTTAGCTAGAGCGTTAGCAGAAGATGGTTCTTCTACGAGCACTCACATAACTCCTAAAAACTATTACCCGAATATTTAATTATGGCAAAATACGCAAAAGCAATATCAGATAGATCAGGGATGGAGTTTCCATATAAAGAAATGGTTACAGAATGGAATGGTTCTTTTGTGCATATATCTGAGTATGAAGAAAAACATCCTCAATTAGAATTAAGAGCTAATAGAGGTGCAGAACAACAAGGTTTAAAAAATGCTAGACCTAAAAGAGTGGAAAATGAAGTTATAATACTTCTTGTACCTAATCCTTTTGAAACTATAGCTGCAAGTTCTGGAATTATAAATGTAAAAGAACAAGGCCACGGAAGATCGACTGGAGACACTGTAAGATTTAGAGGTGCAAGATATATTACATCTGATCCAGATGGATTTCAAAATCCTTCTAATTTTGATGGCATTACAGGTTCTAATATAGCAAAAGCTGCTGGTTACTCGATAACTGTAGGCAAAAGAGATTCAAGTGGAAATATTACAAACACAGAAAATTTCTATCACTTTACTGTAGACACAGATACTGCTACAACTGGTGGTATATCAGGAGGAGGAGAAGGTTGTTCATCAGGACCAGCAACCTTAACAGCATAATATGGCAGGACTAAGCGCATCAGGATTAAAAACACAAATAAGAAGTTATACTGAGGTTAGCTCTACAGTGCTGTCTGATAGTGTTTTAGAGAATATTATTTTAAATGCTCAATATAGAATATTTAGAGATGTGCCAATTGATGCTGATAGAAAAACATCTACAGGTAATTTTACATCTGGAACAGGCACTGTAACTGTGCCAGCAGGGGCTGTATTTATTAGAGCAGTTCAAGTTTATACTGCAACGGGATCTACTTATACAGGTGCTAATACATATTTAGAAAAAAGAGATTTAACCTTTTTAGAGGAATATATTTCAGCAACTACAACCACTGGAACACCAAAATATTATGCAATGCTAGACACAGGGGCAACTGGAGAAAGTTCATCAAACTCTGGATCTATAATTGTATCACCAACACCAAGTGCAACATTTGCTTATAAAATACATTACAATGCAGCACCAGCATTATTAGAAAATGATGATACTAATTATATTAGTATGAATTTTCCAAATGGTCTGCTATATTGTTGCCTAGCAGAAACCTATGCTTTTTTAAAGGGACCTGCAGACATGTTACAGTTATACGAACAAAAATATAGACAAGAAGTTGAAAAATTTGGAGGAGAACAATTAGGTAGAAGACGAAGAGATGACTACACAGATGGTACAGTCAGAATCCCAGTCAGATCACCTTCACCGTAAGGATTAAAATATGGCATCATCATTTTCAGATTTAGGTTTAGAACTAATGGCAACTGGCGAAAACGCCGGTACATGGGGAACAAAAACTAATACTAACTTACAAATTATAGAAAAATCTATTGCTGGTTATGTAGAACAAGCAGTAACTAGTGGTGGAACAACAGCTTTATCAATAACAGATGGAGATGCAACAGAATCAACATCAGTTGCAAGACACGCTGTTATAAAATTAACAGGTACAATAACAGGTAACTCTATTGTAACTGTTCCTGACTCAATAGAAAAAGTTTACATTGTAACTAACGGCACATCAGGTGCATACACTGTTCAATTTAAAACAGCATCAGGAACAGGAATTACTTTTGGTGTATCAGAAAAAACTACAAGATTAGTTTATTCAGATGGAACTAATATTGTTGATGCAGGATTTGGTGGCGCATCTGATATGGAAGGTAGAGAATTAGTTTTAGATGCTGATGGTGATACAACTATTACAGCAGATACTGATGATCAAATAGATATTAAAATTGCTGGAGCAGATGATTTTCAATTTACAGCAAACACTTTTACTGCACAATCTGGTAGCACAATTGCTGCACAAGCATTAACTGCTACTACAATAACAGCTAGTGGTATTGTAAAAACAGACGATACAACTGAAGCAACTTCTACAACAGATGGCTCATTACAAACAGATGGTGGATTATCTGTAGCTAAAGATGCTGTTTTTGGTGA